TCCTGCATATAGTTATGCAAGAATATACAAAAAAGGTGACGAATTAAAACGACACAAAGATAGATTTAGTTGTGAGATATCTACAACTATGAATCTTGGCGGTGATGATTGGCCAATATATCTAGAACCAAATCCTAAAAAAGGTGGTGTCAAACCAGGTGTTGGATATGTATCTGATAACACCAAGGGTGTTAGAGTAGATTTAAAACCAGGAGATATGCTAGTTTATTCTGGCTGTGAGCTAGAACATTGGAGAGAAAAATTCAAAGGCAAAGAATGCGTACAAGTTTTTCTGCATTATAACAATCGTAAAACCCCAGGAGCGAGGGATAATATGTTCGACAAGCGTCCGCATTTAGGTCTTCCTTCTTGGTTTAAACGATGATATAATTCTTAGATGGAGGCAGGGCACCACCACATACCCCCTGTCTCCTTTTAAGGATTATATTATATGTATTTTGGAGGAACACCCTTTGCAGCGTCTCCTTTTGGAGATCCCGGCTTTAACCCTAACGCTTTTGTTAATGTTACTGGTTCTAGAATAAACGAATCTACTGGATCAGTTACATTAGTTGGTAAGGCTAATTTTGCGGTAACAGGTAGTAGAGTAAATTTCTCAATAGGTAATACTACAATTATAGAAGGTGTTGGTGTTATAGTTACACCTGACGGATCACAAGTTAATATTTCAACAGGAGATCCAACTATTGTAGCTAAGGCTGTAACTGCAATCACAGGAAGCAGGGTAAATTTAAATACAGGTACACCTACCTTTGCTTCTAGATACTCTGTAACTGGAAGTAGAGTAAATTTAAATACTGGATCACCAACTATAGTTGGAAAAGCAGTTGTTGAACCCGATGGCTCACAGGTTAATTTAAATACAGGTGATGTAACAATATCTGCAGATGCAGTAGTATCTGTAACTGGTAGTAGAATAAATCTAACAATAGGTAATACTGATGTAGTAGCAAATGCAACAGTATCTGTAACTGGAAGTAGAACAAACTTATCTTCTGGAACAGTAACAATAACAGCAGACGCTACAGTTTTACCAACAGGATCTAGAGTAAACTTAGCTACATCAGATGTTTTAATTAGAAAATGGGATGGTATAGTACCAGGAGTTTCAATGACTTGGGATACTACAAGTTTCCCAACAGCGAGGTAATAAATGTATTTTGGAGGATCGTCATTTGCAGCAGCACCGTTTGGAAGTTCTGGTGGTATTAGTATTAGAGCTGCAGTTACTGGTAGCAGAGTAAATTTAAGTTCAGGTTCTCCAGTTATAATTGGTAAAGCTCTTGTTGTTCTTACAGGAAGCAGAATAAATGCAACAATTGGTAACGTTACAACTAGAGTAGATCAACAAGTAGCGGTAACGGGTAACAGAATAAACCTTGCAACAGGCACGGTAGATGTGATATCATGGAACCCGATTCCCCCAGGGGTAAATCAAACATGGGTCCCTATTGACCCACTAAACCCATAGGAGAAATATGGCATCAAGTACGTCGAGTGATTTAAAACTAGAATTAATTACAACAGGTGAAAAGTCTGGTACCTGGGGTACAATTACAAATACAAATTTACAAATATTAGAACAAGCGGCTAGTGGTTATATTGCTGTTGATGTTGCATCTAGTGATGTAGCTTTAGCTCTATCTAATCATGCTGTATCAAACGGTAAAAATTTATACTTTAAATTTACAGGAACTTTAGCTGCAAATAGAACGGTTACAATGCCTGACTCTGCAGAAAGAGTATTTATAGTAGAAGATGCAACCACTAGATCATCAAGTAATTATACATTAACAGTTAAAACAGTGTCTGGCACAGGTATTGCGCTACCTATAGGATCTAAATGTTTATTATACTCAGATGGTACAAATGTAAATTTAGGTATAAGACAAAAAGGTTATTATACACCAACAACTGCATATACTGCCGTAGATGGAGATCAACTATTAATTGATACGTCTGGAAGTGGTATTGGATCAGCTGTTACTATAACTTTACCAGCGTCACCAGCTGTAGGTTCAGAGGTTCATTTTATAGACAGTGGTAATAACTTTGCATCAAACAATTTAACCATAGCTAGAAACAGTTCAAATATTTTAGGTTCGGCATCTAATTTAGTAGTGTCTACCAATGGCGCTGCTTTTACTTTAGTATTTGTAAATTCAGCAAGAGGCTGGGCTTATAAAGATAAAATATAGGAGCACGGATCATGGCTCTAATTGAGTACAAATTTAAACCCGGTATAGATAAACAAAATACCGAATCAGGAGCAGAGAATCGTTGGGTTAATTCTGACAACGTAAGATTTAGATATGGCCTACCAGAAAAAGTAGGTGGTTGGTCCTCTCTTATAACCGATACAATTGTTGGTGTTGCTAGAGCACAACACGCTTTTGTCGACATAGCTGGTAATAGATATGTTGCAATAGGCACAGATAAATTTTTACTGTTATATTTTGAGGGGCAAGTTTATGATATTACTCCACTTAAAACTACTCTAACTTCTGCAACCATAGCAACTACAAGTGGATCAGCTACTTGTACGATTACAAAATCAGGACATGGTTTATCTATTGGAGACATAGTTCAATTAGATAGTGTTACACTACCAAGTGGTACAGGATTTAGTGCATCTGATTTTGAAGATAAAAATTTTCAAGTAATTACAGTTCCAACATCTAGCACATTTACGATAACACAATCATCTAATGCTAGTGGCACCGTATCAACAGGTGGTAGTTTAAGTATTAAACCCTATGAGCCTGTAGGACCTAGAGCACAATCATATGGTTATGGTTGGGGTATCGCTGGTTGGGGTAGTGGTAATTGGGGAGAAGCAGCAACTGCATCTGATGTAACACTAGAACCAGGTTTATGGTCTTTAGATAATTTTGGTCAAGTGTTAGTTGCAACAGTATTAAATGGTAAAACTTTTACATGGAATGCTGGAGCTTCAACACCTTTAGAAAATAGAGCGTCTACAACGACATCTGGTTTTGCTACAGGAAGTAATCCAACAGCAACAAGAGTCAGTTTAATTTCACCAACAACTAGACACTTATTACATTTTGGAACAGAAACGACTATTGGAGACACAACCACACAAGACGACATGTTTATAAGATTTTCCGATCAGGAAGATATTAACACCTATACACCTTCAGCTATAAACACTGCAGGAACATTAAGATTACAAGATGGCACAAAGATCATCGGCGCGCTAAAAGCAAAAGAAGTTATCTTGATCTGGACTGATAATGCATTGTATACGATGAAGTTTATAGGTGGTCAGCTTGTGTTTGGTCTAGAGCAAGTGGGAACCAACTGTGGACTAATAGGTCAAAACGCTGTTGTTGAAATAGATGGGGCTGCGTTTTGGTTAAGTTCAAAAGGTTTCTTTCTGTATGATGGTACAGTCAAAAGTATACCATGCACAGTAGAGGACTTTGTGTATGATGATTTTGATACGACAAAAGGACAGCAAGTTGCAGCTGGATTAAATAACTTGTACACAGAAATTACTTGGTATTATCCATCATCTAGTTCTGAATACAATGATAAGTATGTTGTATTTAATTATGGAGAATCTGCAGGTGTGCCAGGGGGTGTCTGGTATACAGGAACAGAAGCTAGAACAAGTTGGATTGATTCAAATGTTTATCCAAATCCTTTTGCTACAAAATATGATTCTACCGCAGATGGCACATTTCCTGTTGTAGTTGGTCAAACAGGTTTAGGACAAACAACTTATTTTGAACATGAAGTAGGCACAGATCAAATTAATCCAAATGGTACAACAACCACGGTTACATCATTTATAGAATCTTTTGATATAGACTTACAACAAAGGGGTAAAGATGCACAAGGTAGATCAACTGGACCAAAAATTGCAGGAGAGATATTTCTAGCTATGAGAAGATTTGTACCAGATTTTAAAACATTACAAGGTAATGCTAAAGTTAGTTTAGATGTAAAAAGATATCCTCAACAATCTTCTACACAAACAGGTTTAAGTCCTTTTACAATAACATCTAGCACAGATAAAAAAGATACAAGAGCTAGAGGTAGATTTATAAGTGTTAAAATAGAAAACGATGCCACAAGTGAATCATGGAGATTTGGCACATTAAGATTAGATT